AGTCGTGTCCCTGCTTTACGGACTTTGCTAACATCCCACTTCGGAATCTCGCCTGAATATAACAAGGCGATAAGTTGACGTAAGGCTTTAGCCCAACCTGCCTTACTGTCAGACACATGGATAGTAGTGTTACTAGTAAACATCTGCTCAGGTACTTCAGGCAGCTTGTTAACATACTTACTCTCCACACTAAAGCCTACACCAGTGCCGCACAACAAGATGTACATACCTTCGTCAAAGCTCTTAACATCGTCAACTGGTAAGTAGCTACAATTGTAACCAGCTGTATTGTCACGCTCTAGGGCTACACCAGCTGTCATAACAGCTCGCATAGAGGGCATTACTTCGTGATTGAGAATAGCGTTGTATAGCTCGTTATATGTTGCTGTAGGCATGGAATAACTCATCTTAGTTTTAAGATGGTTGTCCATAAACTGCATGTAACGTGTAACTGTTTCAGGCCAATGCTCACGTCGGTTCTTATCATCTAAGAAACGTGAATACCTACTCTTTGCAATAAATGTTTGATAACTATCCATTAGTCTTCCAATTCTTCTTCGTTATAAAAAGCTAGTTCAATAAAGCCTAGATATAAATTGAAGTACACACCCGGTGCACTCCAACATTCAAAGCCAATTGTAAAGCCACCTACTAACCTAACTGCGATGGACATTTTAGCTCCAATCCTCGTTTTTCTAGCTCGTACATATTAGCTAGCACTTGTTTAGTTTGTTCACTTAAAAACTTGTAGAAGTGAGGCCCATACTTACCACTATTAACAATGTATTGAAACTCGTTAATTGTGTGTGCAAACCACGCTTCTTCTGGGTTGTCTTCGTTCATGCTTCACCTCTTGCTCGGATTACATCAGCAGCGGATGTATAGCCTCTAGCATCCATTTCTTTTGCACACGCCTCACGCTCTTCCTTCACAGCCTCAATCAGCCGCTTCTCCCATCGTGAGTAATTCAAAATGTTTGATGTAGTTCCATCATTCATTTCTCCACCAATAATGTCGTTAAGCGCAGTAATAATTGCAAGCTGTCGATTTGTGACTTCTTTGAGAAAGTCAATTTCTTTTACCATTTCATCGTTCGTCACCACTGCCTCCTAATACGTTACGGTCTTGTCTACTCTGCAACTTGTTAATGTTACTAGTAGCAACATCAACTAGGTCAATACCATAATGGGCTGATAAGATAGCAACAAACCACAACACATCACCAAGCTCTTTCTTTAGCTTAACAATGTCAACCAAGCCATCGTCATCCCTTACGGCTTTTGCTACTAGTCCTGCTACTTCCCCTGCTTCCGCTGCTAGTCCGTTTACTAGGTACTCTCGATTGTTTGCGCTTGGTAGCAGGTACTTCTTTACTGCTTGCTGATAGTCGCTTAGCTGCATCTTTTTCCTTTCCTGTTTTCTCTTTATGACATACGGTGCATAGCACTTGTAGATTTACACCTTCACAGAACATTCTGTCAATGTATACATCCCAAGACACAAAACCCGTAGCAGGGTCTACTACGGGATTTATATGGTCTACTTGAACATCCTTAGCTGGATATAGTTGCATACAAGAAGCACACTTATAATGTGCTGCTAGCTTACCTGTTTTCTTATTAGTAATGCGGTCAACGAATGCTTCCTTTAAGGTTTCATACTTAGGAGGCCAACGTCTACTAGCACTACGTAAGGCACTGGTAACAAAGCTTCTATACCTAGCTTCTGTCCAACGTCCGTTATTTCGCACGTTTAACCATTGTCCAAGCTGCAAAGTGGTGTAAACCACCTTCGCTATCATAACACTTACTGTACATTCCGTCAACACCCATAAACTTAAACAACCCCTTAGGGTCGAATACGTCAGAGGCTGGCGGCACTGCCACTGGTTCAGATAGGTCTAAGGTGAAATACTCACCCTTCTGTAAATGAAACAACTCTATGTGGTCTTTAATATCTACTTCACTAATCATGTTTATCCTTTAAGCGTTGCCATGTACAAACCAACATTACCAATTGAATAGCCGACAAAAGCAATAGAGTGCCCGATATCCCCAGTGCGAAACAAGTCAAAAGCAACTCCAGCATATACAACTCCTATAAATGCAATTAACCAACTAGCCAAGGTCTTCTCCTTTATATGGTTTATACAAGGTGTTCATCGTTTCAAAACTACCGTCTTCAAACTTGTTTAACACACTACTAGTACGTACCTTCTCGCTACCCCATACATAATGGTTGAGTGTTCGTACACGTGCTACTGTATGCCCTTCAAACATCTTGTCGTCGTACAACGGTTCACCTGTAAAATACACAACGGGTTTATCCATTTAACATCTCCGATAGTGATGGGTATTGCGCTACTAGTAACTCTTTACATTGGTCAGCAATGAGTCGGTGTTCCTTCTGTGTAGCCTTGTCACAACGAATGTCTACATAGTGTAACCAACTGCGTAGTGTGCCATTCATGTACATACGGCTAACAGTAGTGCCTTCAGGTAATACCTTACGTGCAACTTCTTTAGCAATACCTTTCTTTAACGCTTCCTTATAAATATAATTAGCGTCTTCAGTTACTCGGTGTTGCATACCGTTCCACCAGTTAGCAAGATATAAGTCATCAACCTCTAAAGAGTTTTGACGGTTCTTAGTGTCTTGTAAGCGTACCTCACCATACTTAAAACTATCAACCTCTGCATACCGTTGACTAAACTCTTGGAAAGAGAAGCTGCGGTGTCGTAAGATTTGTCGTGCAATGTCTCGTGTAGTTTCAATCTCAACACACATGTTGACCATTTCAAATGGACTCCAGTGCTTGTTATTAATAAGATACTTGAGTAGCTTAGGTGCTGTCTCAGGATTGTCTTGGTTAGCAGGATTAGATACACGTGCCATATACGCTACAAGTTCTTCACCTTGCGGTGTAGCCCATACTAAATTAACGCTCATGCTTACTCTCAATCATATTAAAGTATGGTTGGTGTGCAGATTGTGGCATGAAGTAGGCTAGCACATCACGTAATGATTCACGAAAGTCTAGGTCAGGCATCTCTGCATCATCTAAACCAGCCTCATACGTCTGCTCATAGGCCCACTGCAATTCTTTAACAACAATCTGTTCTACTAAGGTGTCAGGGATATCTATCTTCATGTTTGTATTCCTTAATTTGTTCTAAGCTGTCTTTCTGTTTAACAGAAGCTAACAACTCTTTACGCTTACTCTTCCCACTCTTCTCTAGTTCCAAGGTCGGCTTCGTCTTCTTCAAGTGCGTCTTCTTCTGTGTAGTCATGGGTAGGATAGAATTTAGTGTAGTTGGCTACAAGTACATCGGGTAGTAGATTAATTATGTCCTCGACGGACATGCCTAACGCTTCTACCAACTCTACAGGGTCATCAAAGTTTTCTTGTACGAACAGCTTAACTGCCCATAGTTTATCATCATAGTTCATTATACTTCTTCCCTAAATACTCAATGCTGAGAAACATTTCATCGAAGTGTCCGTCCTCAACCTCATTCATTACTAGTAACCCACGCCAATGGCGGTTGCTAAGCTTATCCATGTAGCTTTCATCGTGAAGATAGTAAGACCCCACAACGATACTAGTAATAGGCTTCCCGTCAGCTCTCTTACCATAGGCCACTTGTTTGCCTTGCTGATGACCAGCGATACATGACATATGTAGCTTATTGATAATAGTTGCAGCACTAGAAGCAGGTCGTCCCATTGCGCCAGTAGGCCAATAGTGATTGAAACCAACACCACCAATAAATGTTGGATGTAAGAAGTTATGAACTTCCCAGTCTTTTTCATACTCCAAATCCTTAGTAGATATTAGTCCCTCCAATGTAGGGTTGTTGTTAATGGCTCGGTCAATACGGTTCTCGTGATTGCCAAGTAGCATAACCATACGTGGTTTGTATACCTTGTGCTTTGTCTCCTTCTGTGACTTCTGCAAGTCACGTAAAGGTGCTAGAAGCTTCTTCATAGCTTCCTTAGTTACTTCAACGTCTGTCTTGTAACGTAAGCCTTCAAAGTATTTACTGCCTACCTTGTCGTGTGTTGATAAGCTAGGCATGTCAGCAAAGTCACCTAGGTTGACAATAACATCAGGCCGGTACTCGCAAATAGCTTTCCCTGCCCATGTTAAGTGTTCCGTAGGTACACCTGCTTTAATCTGACAATCCGGTATTACTAGTATCTTCATCTAAAGCCTTAGTTAGAAATTCCCATTCGTCATTGATACGTTGCTCTACTTTCTCATGTACACCAACATAACCAACAGCATCTAAGAACTTAGCAAACTCTAACATTACATTGTCCCAACGTGTCTCGCTACTTAACTCAAGGTTGAACGACACACTCTTGTCTTTAGGAAACTCAACGTCTGGAAAGGTCAGATAGTCGTCATTGCTTTCTGTATAGATAAACGTATAGCTAGCCATTATTTCTTGTCCTTGTACTTAGCGTTGAATGTGTTGCGATAGGCAATTAGCTCGTCAATTAACATACCAATTTCCTTGTCGTGTTTAGCTACTGCCTTAGGGTCACGACCCCACTCAGCAAACTGAACTTGTTTACTACCATCAGAGATAACAAACATTTGTTCAAAATCATTATCAACAGTCCATGATACGAAACTGGTGTGCTCACCGATAAACTTACGTACTTTCTTTGTCATACAATCTCCATTACTCGTGGTGTGTCCACAACATCAACTAAAAACTCTGGGCCAGAAGAGTACAAGAATGTACGCATCTCAGGCCAGCACTCTTTCTTAAACGAACAGTAGCTACATGATGTACATAGCTTCTTGTTCTTGCTTGTCTTGCTCTGCGGGACAGGTTCAAGGCGTTGCAATGATACTACATCACTAGTAACAATGTCAACAGCATTCTCTGTCTGGTGT